CTGATGATCCCGATAGAGTCATGCGTATAATGATTCAACTGACAGACTGGCAACCTGGACAGTTTTGGGAGTATGGCAACTACCATTGGAATCAATGGAAAGCAGGAGATGTTAGCTACTTTGATTGGCAAAACATACCACACTGTACAGCGAATGCCGGGCATGATCCTCGAGTTACTTTCCAGATTACAGGCATTAGAACAGAAAAGACCGAACAATTTATAGCTTCACTGAGATAAATACAGTATGATCGGAAACGAAATCATTGTAGAATCGGCTGTTAACGACCTAGCCAAGCGATTGCCCTCATTGGCTAAGCACGATTATAATACGATTGACATACTAATGCGTAAGATAGCAGAAAAACATCATATCACAGGCAAAGCTCTGCACGATCTGTTCGTCAAACGATATAAGACTACTCCTGATAAATGGATCAAGGGCAAGTTAGACGAAGAAGGTAATGATGATCTGGACATTAAGACTGAGGTACAGAAGTGTGCTGAATGGGCCGGAAAAAAGTTAAACATAGAGCGTCTACCTAAGATAGAGTTGAGCATGGATACTAAGGATGCTCAAGATAATCATCACACTGGTAGACATGTTCAAGGTGAAGACTCCGTATGGGTTTATGCCAAGAACAGAAATCTTGTAGACATTCTTAGGACCGTCATTCACGAGTTAGTACATATTCGTCAAGAAGAACTTGGCCAGATCAAGCTCGGTGACAGCTATCCTGGTAGCCCGATTGAACGCCAAGCAGACGAGATTGCTGGAAAATATATTAAGATATACGGTGAAAAGAATCACCACATCTTCCAATAACTGAACCAATTTGTTTGACTTTGCTGTCTAATGTCTATATACTCACATAGACATAGAAGGAGTATACATGTCTAACAACCGTACGTTTAACGCTGAAGGTAAGCTGAAGCTAACGCAACTGATCAACGAAGGGTCGAGTGTTCTTCAAGAGATTGAAACTCTTAACGAAGGACTTAACGACACTATCAAGGCAATTGCTGAAGAACTTGAGATCAAGCCCGGCGTGCTAAAGAAGGCCATCAAGATTGCACACAAGCAACGCTTGGCTGAGACTAACGAAGAAAATGAAACGCTTAATGAGATTTTGGAGACCGTCGGCCGGGCCGTTTAATGTCATACGTTGATGCTGTCTTAGATTCTAACGCAGACCGCATTCATGTGGTAGAGCGTACTCCCGAAGGTAAACGAGCATATAAAGAGTTCCCCACGAACTATGTCTTTTATTATTCGGACCCTAAGGGTAAGTATCGCTCTATCTATGGCGATCCTATCTCTCGGTTCTCTTCTCGCAAACGCAGTGAGTTTGAGAAAGAGCGTAGGATTAATAGTGGCAAGAAAACTTTCGAAAGCGATGTCAATGTAGTTTTCAGGTGTCTATCCGATAACTATCTTAATGTAGAACCACCGAAACTTCACACTTGCTTCTTCGATATTGAAGTGGACTTTGACCCCGAACGAGGCTTCAGTCCCACAGATGACCCGTTCAATCCAGTAACTGCGATCAGTTGTTATCTTGATTGGGAAGATCAGCTAGTCACTCTCGTTATGCCTCCGAAACATATGACTGACGAGACAGCACGAGAGTTGACTAAGGACCTTCCAAACTGTTTTCTATTTCGTTCCGAGATAGAGATGTTTGAGACTTTCTTTCAACTGATTGAAGATGCTGATGTGCTGACTGGTTGGAACTCTGAAGGATACGACATTCCCTATACAGTGAATCGTGTCACACGAATCATGTCTAAGGATGATACTCGCAGGTTCTGTCTTCTTGGACAGCTTCCTAAGGTTCGTACTTATGAGCGTTTTGGTAAGGAAGAAGCGACATACGATCTTGTCGGGCGCATTCATATGGACTATCTTCAACTCTACAAGAAGTATAACTATGAATCTCGTCACAGCTATTCGCTTGATGCTATTGGAGAGATGGAAGTTGGCGAACGCAAGACTCAGTATGAAGGGTCGCTAGATCAACTTTACAACAAGGACTTCAAGAAGTTCGTGGAGTATAACAGACAAGATACCATGCTCATGGTGAAGATTCATAATAAGCTAAAGTTTCTTGATCTTGCTAATGCTCTAGCACACGAGAACAGTGTGCTTATGCCGACTGTTATGGGTTCGGTGGCGATGGTTGAGATGGCTATCTTCAACGAAGCACACGCTCGTGGAATGATCGTTCCTGACAAGAAACGTTATCACAGCACTGGCGTTGAACAGCCGGCTGCTGGTGCGTTCGTTGCTATTCCAAAAGAAGGTATGCATGAGTATGTTGGAGCAGTAGATATCAACTCACTGTATCCGTCGGACATTCGTGCATTAAACATGTCTCCAGAAACAATCGTTGGGCAGGTCCGTCAAACGCTGACAGAGCAATACATGCATGAAAAAAGCATGAGACTGGGTTCCGAAAAGAAGAACAAGAAAAAGAAGAAGTCTGGAGATTACAGTGAAGACGCTGGTGTCATAGGTGCTATTCTCTGGGAAAACTTGTTTGGCTCTCTAGAGTATACTGCTATCATGAATCAAGAGCGAGGCACCGTGCTTACTATTGATTATGAAGATGGTAGATCAGTAGAGATGTCTGCGGCTGAGATTTGGAAGATGATCTTTGACAGCAACAAGCCGCTCATTCTATCGGCTAACGGCACCATCTTTACATATGAGAGAGAAGGAGTTATTCCTGGTCTGCTCTCTAGGTGGTATACTGAACGTAAAACTATCCAAAAGCAAGCTAGAGAAGCATATGGAACCGACATGTACGACTACTATGACAAGCGACAGCTTGTTCGTAAGATTCTACTGAACTCGGCATACGGAGCACTTCTAAACGAGCATTGTCGTTTCTATGACAAGCGCATCGGTCAATCAGTCACATTGTCTGGTAGACAGATTGTTCGTCATATGATGAGCCAGATAAACGAGACGATCACAGGCGAGTACTCACACGAAGGTAATGCTATTATCTATGGTGATACTGACTCTTGTTACTTCACTGCGTATCCTGCACTAAAGCAGCAGATTGATAGTGGAGAAATAGAGTGGACTAAGGATATGTGTATCACGCTTTACGATAACATTACAGAGCAAACAAACGAAAGCTTCCCTGCGTTCATGGAGAAGTCGTTCCACTGTCCTCGCAAGAACGGTGAAGTCATCAAGGCTGGTCGAGAACTAATCGGTGATCGTGCTATCTTCATCACGAAGAAGCGGTATGCTATCAATATCTTTGATAAAGAAGGCAAGCGCAAGGATAAAGAAGGTAAACTAGGAGAGATCAAAGCTATGGGTCTAGACCTAAAGCGGGCTGACACTCCTAAGTATGTTCAGGCATTTCTCATGGAAGTTCTGTGCATGGTCATTCAAGAAGGTAAACCCCGTGATAATGTCATTGAGAAAATCAAGGAGTTTAAGCGATATCTGTCCGAGCAAGATAGCTGGACTAAAGGTTCCCCTAAGTCTGTTAACAATCTAACAAAGCATACTATCAACTTTGAAAAGACTGGTAAGTGTGGCGTCGGACATGCTATGGCTGCGATCAACTACAATCGCTTGCGCAACATGCACGGTGACCAGTACAGTCAGCGCATCGTTGATGGGATGAAGGTCGTTGTGTGTTCACTGAAGTCTAATCCATTAGGCTTCACTTCTGTAGCATATCCTACTGATGAGCTACGTTTACCTAAGTGGTTTCTAGAACTGCCGTTTGATGATCTTGATATGGAACGCAAGCTAGTTGACGAGAAGATTGAGAACCTGTTAGGGGTACTGAATTGGAAAATCCGAAATGATACAAACACTAATAGCACATTCAGTTCGCTCTTTAGTTTCGGATAACAAGAGCATTGACTTTTGTAATAAAAGCCACTATTATACACAATATAACAACCTAAATACTATAAAGGAAAAAGAGAATGAAGGACTACCTACTAGACCTAATCCAGTATACTCATGGACTAGGGTGCATCAATACAGTTAAGATCGAAGGCACTGATACTGAGACTAAGATCAGTGCAGCGGCTGCTGATCTAGTTGTTATTACCGGAGAATTCAAGCAGCCAGTGGCAGACTTTATCGGCACATTCGGTATGCCTAATCTGTCAACGTTAAAGACTATCGTTAACTTTGAAGAATACGGTGAGGGCGCCACTATCGAACTTCGCCGCGGTCGCGAAGACGATCCCGCATCCCCAGAATCTATTCACTTTGAGAATAAGACAGGGGACTTCATCAATGACTATCGTTTGATGGCAAAGGCTACTGTCAATGGAGTACTTCCTCCTGTCACGTTCAGGGGAGCAGCATGGGACATCTCGTTTGAGCCGACTAATGACAATATTTCTCGTCTCAAGAAGCAAGCTAACGCTAGCAGTGAAGAGACAAACTTTAAGTTCAAGGTAGAGAATGGTGATCTAAAGGTCTACTTCGGTGAGCACTATTCTCACTCTGGTAACTTTGTCTTTCAATCAAATGTGAGTGGCAACTTGTCTAAGGCCCGAGATTATCCTGTTAAGATTTTCTTGTCTGTTGTGGAGCTTGCTGGTAATAAGAAGATCAGCATCTCTGACGCCGGCGTGATTAAGATCACAGTTGATAGCGGACTTGCGGACTATCAATATTTGATTCCTGCGCTTGCTAAGTAAAGAAAAAAGAATCTAAAATTGGAACAAGTTAATCTCTCATCATCACATCAATCCGATTGGGCGTTGTTTTTGCCAGCGGTCTCGTCTTTTTTCATTGCGGGCTTAGGCAAACAACGAGAGGGTGAGAACTACTTTGATGCATCAAGGATTCCAACTGGACTTAACAGTGACGTTGAGAAGCTAAACTTTCTAAATGAGAAAGAGGGTCTCTACACTTACAAGTGGGGACTATATTCTGCTGGTCACGCTAACCTAGACATCACGAAAGATGACCATAACGAGAGCATAATTCGTAAGCGTGATCGGCAGAATACTTTCATGCTAGGAGATTCTGGTGGATTCCAGATTCTCAAGTGTCAGTGGCCCGCAGATTGGAAAGATCCTAACTGTCCTCGTGCATTGAAGAAACGCCAACAAGTGTTGAAGTGGATGGACGAATATATGGATTATGGTATGTGTCTTGATATTCCTTCGCAATCACTTACAACTTACCATATCAAAGACAAGAAGACTGGTAAGTCCGCACACGGCATCAGCACCATTGAAGAAGCTATCACTGCGACTCACATCAACAACGAGTACTTTGTCAGTAATCGTGATGGCCGCTGCAAGTTACTAAACGTGCTACAAGGTAGAAATCATACTCAGTCCGACAACTGGTATGAAGAGATGAAGAAGTATTGTGATACTAGTATCTATGGTGATCGTGCGTTCAATGGTTGGGCGTTTGGTGGTCAAAACAAGATCGACATTCACCTCATGCTTCGCAGACTCGTCAACATCATTCATGACGGATACCTAGAAGAAGGTAAACATGATCTTATTCACTGTCTAGGTACTTCTATCATGGAGTATGCTGTAGTGTTTACTGATATTCAACGAGCGATTCGTAAGTATCACAATCCAAAGTTCCAACTTACATTTGACTGTGCTTCTCCCTTCTTTGCGGCTGCAAAAGGTCTTGCGTACAATAACAACACGTTTGTTCATAATACTAAGTGGACTTACACTATGGAAAAGACCGCAGAAAACAAGAAGTATGCGACTGATACTCGTAAGTTTAGTGATGCTGTGTTGCAGGACAAGATCCATAAGGTCTTCACTGACAGTCCGATAACCGAGCATATGATGGTCAAGGACCTTTGCTATCGCGGAAAAGGATTCTTGGGTCAGCACGGTAAAGAAACTAAGACTAGCTGGGATACCCTAAGCTACACGCTTATTCAGGCACACAACGTGTATCAGCATATCAGTGCAGTTCAAGAAGCTAACCGTAAGTCGGACATTGGCATCAATCCTAAGATGGTATTGAACCAGAATGACCATAGTATGATTTTTGGTAAAATCGTTGATAAGATTTTTGAACTAAAAGATCGTGAAAAGAGCTTAGAACTCATTGACCATTACAGTGGTTTCTGGCGACAGATGAAGGCGGGACAAGGGTTCTCTGGAAAGAAGACATTGAACTCATCTACTAAGTTTGCTGAGTTTTTTAGCGTAGATTTGTCGGAAGCAGTGGAAGACGAGGTCATCGAGGACAGCGACGATGCTATGGCACAAGTGTTGGATATTCTACTAAACACATGAACTTAGTATGTTTTTCTGGTCATACCGGCGGCGCATTGGTTTGTGACTTGTTGAATAACACCACATCTCCTATAATAGGAATAGCAATCGATAGTCTGGCACATGATCTACTTAAAGTAGGAGATGGAATAGGTGGAACTGTACATCGAAACTTTGACGAAAGTGTCTGGGCTAGCAAAATCGCACGACTAAAGACTTTTGAGTTTCAAGCAGACTGGTACGGAACACACACTCATCCAAGTGCGATGTCGGAGAATATTTTCAACCAATTTGATAAAGTACTAGCGATAACAACTGAGACTATGGAGAGTAAACTTTTTAGGTATCTTAGGTTCGCACACATACTCACTGATGCCACTGAGAATATGGTAGCAGAATCGTTTGAATCCGATAGTAGATGCATGAATGTTGAATTTGCAGATATTGTCAATGGAAAGTTTGTTTCGGATAACAACCTAAGTCAAGAACACTACGAGAATTGGAAGAAGGCAAATAGTTTTCTGTTTGATCCTGATCCAAACTTAGTAGAAGCATTCAATAAGCATTTCGGTAAAGAAAACTATTGACCTTTTAAACACATCATACTATAGTGAGTTATATCATGAAAAACAACGAAAGTCCTATGAGAAGCATGGCATTAGCCGAACAACGCAATCGGATCAAGGACGCTGCAAAGCGAATGGTCTGGGTTACTTTCCAGCGTGAAGGAATTCATCGGTATCCTGCAGCGGAAACTGATGCTAACTTAAAGACTGGCGACGAATATGACGTTAGTTTTCTAGCATTCCCCCATCGTCACATCTTTCATTTCAAGGTTAGCATAGAAGTAGAACATTCTAACCGAGCGATTGAGTTTATTCAATTTAAGAGATGGTTAGAAAATCTATATAAAGATCAAACTTTACAACTTGATTACAAGTCCTGTGAAATGATGGCGGAAGACTTATATGAGGTAATAGCTACCAAATACCCACATAGAACAATTCAAATTGAAATAAGTGAGGATGGGGAAAACGGTGCATTGTTAACATTTGGTGCACCGGTTGCTTCATAGAGTTTTTCTAGAGTTATTTGGAGTTCACGCTAACATAAAAAGCTTGACTTCCGCACAAAAAACAAGTATTATTAATATTGGGGCTGGACAACTTCGGCATAGTTCAATCTCTCTTTCATCGTGTATGCATGCCGCTAACAACTGAAACTCTAAGGAACTAAGATGGCTAAACTTCGTATCAAGCACAACTCTCAAACTCAGCAAGTCTTTGAGGACTTGGACAAGTATCGTAACTTTTGCCGTGAATACGGTTATCGTTTTGACGAACGAGACCTATATAACAACAAGAGCTACGTCTATCGTCAATCTCAAAAGTTCGCAGCCGGTAAAGCTGTAAAGAATCAATGGGAACTTGACGCCGAGAAGTTTAAGGAACAACAACTTCTACGCTCTAACCGATAATACACGCGGCGACGATGAGTGGATGTCCTAAACCATCCACTCATCCTTACTTTCAAGAAGGAACTAATAAATGAGAACACTCTACTACATGGGACTTGAGCCTTATAAGGCTAGGTACACTCTACAGTTGACTGACTGGAATACTAAGGTCTTTGATCGTAGGGGGATTAACTATGTAATTGTTCCTGGCGAAACTCTTGATAGCAGCAAGGCTATCGTGACTGGGCAAGTACTTGACGCACATGGTCGTTCTTACTTTGGTATGAGCCAGATGATGAACCTCGTCAAGTTGATGAAAGAAGGTAAGATCACAGAAGATGACGTGGTCTACTTTGAAGACATGTTCCAGCCCGGAATTGAATCTCTTCCTTATATTATGGACCAGATTCCAATACACATGAGGCCACGAGTCTATGTTCGTTGTCTAGCACAGACGATTGATCCCGATGACTTTGTTCATGTCTGGGAAATGGAAAAGTGGATGGGCCATTATGAAAAGATGGTCAATGAGTTTGTAGATGGTGTTCTCGCGACCAATGAAGAAATGGTTGCTCACATGAAGATCGCAGGGTGGACTGCTCCTATCTATAACATCTCTGGCCTTGCATTTGGCAAGGATGAAGTACAAAGTCGTGTTGATCGTATCATGCCATTCAATGATCGCCGCATGCGGGTAGTGTTCTCCGCTCGTTGGGATCAAGAAAAGCAACCAGATTTCTATATGGATCTCATTGAAGAATGGCATAAGAGATTTCCTAGCAAGCAGGTCGAGTTTGTTGTTTGCAGCGGTAGTTCGTTAAAGAGCAACAACGAAAGCTACATGGATCGTACTCATAAGATGGTGGAGAATCAAACACTGACTCTCTACGAGAACCTTGAAAAGAACCAGTACTACGACATCGTTAATAATAGTCGTGTAGTCTTTAACTGCGCCTTGCAAGATTGGGTTTCTAATACTGTGAGCGAAGCTGACGCGCTTGGCTGCAATGTTCTATATCCTGCATATCGTTCGTTCCCAGAAACATTCGCTAATGATTCGGAAAGATTGTATATTCCATGGTCACTTGATGATGCGATCAATAAGTTGGATGTGCTGCTGAAGAAGCCACACGCTAACATGGGTAAGATCAGCGACTGGACTGACAAGACGATTGATCGTGTATGCGACATCATTGACTTCAAAGGTGAATCTTGGAGCCGTGATCACGCTCACTATAGGAAACATGCTAGAGAAGCAAAATATTAAATGCTTGATGATTTGTTAGGGTACATCAAAGAAACACTAAATAATAACGTCACACGACGGTGACATTTGGAATTATCCCGTTGAGCATAAACGATAGATGCTTTGAAAAGGAAAGAAAATGAGTTTTAATAAGATTAAGACGGACCCGACTCTGGGTCAAGAAGTTCACGAACATTTAGTCAAGATGGGAGTAGAGACTCCTATCATCAATAATGGTTTAAGCCGGACCGACAAGATTCAAATCATTGAGCGTAAGTTCACTGACATCATGGAGGCACTGGGTCTGGACTTGACTGATGATAGCCTGATGGATACACCTAAGCGAGTCGCCAAGATGTACGTAGGGGAAATCTTCTGGGGTTTAGACTATGAAGCATTTCCTAAGTGCACCACAGTAGATAATAAGATGGGCTACAACGAGATGGTCGTTGAGCGTAATGTGAATGTACAGTCTAACTGT